CTGGTAAATAATTAGTAATTGATTAGGAGGTAAATAGATATGGCTAAATTCATTCAAGAACTAGACCGCGTCGATTTTAAAAATACAACATCCGAAATGATTGAAGTAGGGGACATTGTGCCTATCGGTAAAATGCACGGTGTGGCAATTACAAACATTGGTCCCAATACAATCGGTGCAGTTAAGGTAACTGGTTGCTTTGAAGTAGCGGCATTAACATCTGATTCTTTTACGGTAGGCGATACCGTGTATTTCGACAAAGATCAAAAGCGAGCATCTAAGGTGGATACTAACCCAGTATTAGGCGTGGCTCTCACAGAAAAACGCCCAGGTACTACAGTGTTGGAAGTCGCACTTATACCTAATGTAGAAAAGTAAAGTAATATAAGGGCGGGCATACGCCCGCCTACTCCATAGGAGGTAATGCACTATGAAATTAGGATATAAGCCTAATGCACTGCTTTCTGTATTTGGCGAAAAGATTACTTACAAGGGCCAGTCCATAAAAGCTAGCGTGGAGATTGGCGAATATGATGGCAAAGGTTCCGGATTCGTTGATAAAGCATTAGCTGATAAAGCTCAGATTTGGGTGCATGCTAAGGATGTTCCTGAACCACGATCAAAAGACGAAGTGTATATCAATGGCGAGAAATGGTACGTTGATCACATTTCCAACTTTGATGGCACGATGTATTGTCTTGAAATCGTGCATAACGTAAGGGCGGTGAGACCGTAATGAGTAATGAACCTATTACGATTACAGACACAGCCACTCCGTATCTTAATTTCATTGCAGAAACAAAACCGGACTGGATGCGTAAGGCATTAAAGTCAACAGGTTGGATGATGCAAAAGGAAATTAAGCAGGGCATTCGGTCGGGGGCACCTGGTGGACGTAGATATCCCAATTTCATGGCGCCGGCTCGCCGGGCTGCATTTGAGTCAGCATTTGGTGCTAAACTTCGCAAAGCATACCAAAGCGGAGGACGTGCAGAACGAGAAGCCTGGGGCTCTAAATCGCGAAATGCCTTACTTGATATGGGCATTAGCGCCAGGACAATCGGATATAGTCCTCTAGGTAAGCTATCGAATGCAGTCGGATATCAATATGACAAGGGCAAACAATCCGTCCGAGTTGGGTGGTTATCCAATTCGGCAAAACGGTTGGGTGAACGAATTGAAGAGGGGTACACTAAGCAGATTACAGAGCCTATGCGCAAGAAGTTATTTGCTGCAGGTGTACCGTTACCTAAAGGAAAATCGATGTTCAAAATTCAGCCGCGTCATACTTATGGTCCTATGAAAGCTGCGTTACAGCCTAAGCTTAAACCTTATATTGAGGATAAGATAGGCGACTACGCTATTTATGGACCGGCGGCACAATCCGCGTCTCGACGTAATTACAAGGTAAGGTGATTTGATGCAACAGACAATTCCACTGTCGCGCATCGTTGAACGATGGGCTGAGGCCTTAGCGAACGATGAGGCGTTGACTAAATTTTGCAATGACAAATATGGAAAGTCGGCGCAACTGTATGTCGGCTATGACGATGTTGAAGCACCGCTTGAGGAAGATTGCCCTTGCATCATATTACTACCGAGTAATAAGAACGAAGGGCTTGCTGATACCTACACATACTCGTTAATGATTGTATGGGGTATTGTCCATAAAGGTGCAACTCGCGTTAAGAATATTATTCGATACGACGGAGCGCTAGAATCGGATAACCTAGGGCAGTTAATCATCGAATGCATTTGTAAGGTGAATCCAGCCTTTCCGGTAATCGGCATTGATTATGAATTAGACTCAATGAATTGGCGCCCAGTATTCACTGGACGTTTAACAGCTACTATAGAAATTCCGCATGTAATCGGCGGGAATATTGAATATTAAAGGAGGAAAATGCATATGGCAACAGCAAAACGTGCACAGGGCTCTCAGTCCCATGTGGCGATTGCGTTTGAGTCGGACTTTGGTACAACGCCAACCACTGGCGGTGTTATCACTCCGATTATTTCTAGCTCCGTAAAAGCTAGTCAAAATTTAAACGACTCCACAGTAATCCGTGGCGATCGTAATCCCGCAGCGCCATTCCGTGGCAACATTGACACGTCTGGTAGTTTAGTCGTACCTGTTGGTGTAATCGATATTGGCTACTGGTTAAAAGCTGCATTTGGTCAACCGACTTCTAACACAACTGGCCAAGCGCCAAATAAGAAGTCTGAGCATGTGTTTAAAATCGGAAACACAATGCCGTCGTTAACTATTGAACAGGGCTATCCTGATGTTAATGTATTCCAACAATTCGCAGGTGCGCGAGTTAGTAAATTAGGTTTTAAATTCGGCGGCGATGCCGAATTAACTGCATCCGTTGACGTGATGGGCTGTAAGGAAACATTAGCGGCCACTACATTTGATGCTGCAGCTAAGGCTGTAAATTTCTTACCATTCCAAAATCTTAATGCAACTATCAAAGAGGGTGGCGTTACTGTGGCCAATATTCTAAGTTGCGATATCAATTTTGATTTTGGCCTGGATGGCGATTCTTACGCTATCGGCGGTAAAGGATTTAGAACATACATCGACCCAGGTATTGTGTCAATTTCTGGGACGATTAAAGCATTCTTCCAAAATAAGGATCTTTTAAACAAAGCGGTTAACGGTACGGAATCCAGCTTGGAATTGCGACTTGAACAAGATGACTGGTCGCTTACATTCAAATTGCCTGAACTTGTGTACGAACGACAATCTCCAGGCATCGATGGTCCTCGTGGCGTCAATATTGAATTGCCGTTTAAAGCATACTATCGTGCAGATGCCGGTCGCTCTGCATCCATCATTACATTAGTTAATAATCAAGAACAATACTAGGAGGTGCCAACATGGCATTTGAAGATATTAAATTAAGAGGTTTAACATTCGCTGAACGTGGCGAATTAATTAAATCCGGGTTAGACCCATTGTATACTCCAGTTCCGGAGGAAGCGCCAGACACAGAACGTCTATTACGTTCTCGTGACCTTGCACAATGGATTATGCAACACATCTACGGTCTAACTGAGGATGAAATCAACGCAGCACCAGACAATGATCTTATGGAAATTGCGCTTGATACCATGCGGTTTACTCACGAAAAAAAGGCTGAAATCGAAAAAAACTAATTGATGCGTGGAGTTGGCTCAACTCCGACAAACCAAAATACTGCTCTGATTGTATCAAGATGCAACGTGAGACTAAACAGCATTTTGACTGTTCGGAGTGTGAGTTTAATTCCCCGCAGCAATTAGACGGAACGAGACAGGCTATGCGAGTATACAATGCAAGCCGGATGCAGCGACGTTGGCATCCTGGCGGCATTGCCGGATTCGATATGCCTGCGGTGTTAGAAGTGGCGAGGGCTTACGGCATCGAGCCACTACCGCACCTTATCGATTTGCTTGTAATCTTAGAAGCCAAAGAATTGGAGGTGGCGTACAAGAATGGCTAATAATTTAATTGATATTGTCGTTCAGCTGACCGATAAGAATACGGAAGCCGGACTCAAGAAAATTACTGCAAGTGCCGAAGGCGCCAAATCCGCCCTTGGCAAAATGAAGAATGACCTCATGGCGATAGGTGCTGGTGTTGGTGTAGTAGGCATCGGCGCCAAATTGGCCAAGGAGGCTATCCAATGGGATGTAGCCGTTAAGAAGTTATCCGGTATCACTGGTGCTACGGCAAAAGAAACCAGTGAACTATTAGCAGTGGCCAATTATATGGGCATAGCTATGGAGGATAGCGCTGGTGCATTTGCTAAGTTTTCCAAGAACGTCGGAGCGGCCAAGGAGAAAATGGAAGTCGCTCGAGCAGAAGGAAAGCTCGGTACTGATATATTTAGTAAATTAGGCTACACGCTTGAAGATATCAAGGGTAAGAACACCGTTGAAGTATTCAAGATGATACAGGAACGTCTAAGGGGTATGAAGGACGGAGCTGAAAAGACTCGTGTCGAAATGGAGTTATTCGGCCGTACTGGATATCAGATGCACGCGATGCTCAACATGTCCGCCGAACAGATGGACAAAGTGGCTGAACGTGCCAAAGCAATGGGCCTTATCATTGACGACGAGACTGCAGCTAAATCTGCAAAGCTAAATCGGGAATTAAAAGATTTAGAGAATACAGGTAAAAGGCTTGCAGTATCCATCGGACATGAGTTAGTTCCTGTATTTAACGACTACGCAAAAGGTGTATTAGACGTCGCTAAAGAATTCGAGTCAATGACAGCCGAGCAAAAGGAAGCTATCGGTGGAATTGTTAAATTCGGTGCAGAAGCTGGGGCAGTAATCATAGTCATGAGGTCACTAACCAGTGCACTCGGATTTATGAAAATAGCTACGCTTGCCGCTGCGGGGCCATGGGTAACATTGGCTACAGTAATTGGACTTGCAGGGAAAGCGTTACTCGATTTTCGTTACAATGAAAAAACATCCGGGTCCGATTTAGGTGTGGAACTCAGAGGAAGTAAAATTCATAAGAATACGAATTCCACATCCGGGTTGGCTAAGGAATTTAAAGCATCGCATGATACAAGGTATTGGGTTGAAGATTCTGCTTTATTCGGACTAATAAAAAACGATCGCATGGCCACAAAAGCAGAAGGGGCAGAGATCGATTCCTTATTAGCCCTTAAACACGCCCATGAAGTCAAACAAAAAGAGACTGAAGAAGAGCTCGAAAAAGCAAAGCAAGCAATCGCTAATGGCGGATTAACGAATACCGAGGCTATCAATAAGGCGAATGAAGAGGCAGCGAAAGCGGCCAAAGCCCAAGAACAGGCTGCGAAGAAAGCCCAACAAGCAGCCGAGAAGTTAGCAAGCGCCGTAGAGCGTATGTCTGAGTTATATCGGTCTCTTACTTTGCAGAGCTTACAAATTGACGGAAGTCAATACGAAATCGATAAGTTAACTGCTAAGAACCAATATGAGTCAAACGAAAAAAATATTCGTGATATTATCCGTTCCGTTTCAAGCTTGAATAGTGGTGCTACAGGACAAGCTGCGGGTGTACTAGAAGCAGCTAATGAGCAATTAGGCAAAGCATACAAGTTAGGAGCAGATGGTACCTGGGCCACGGATTGTGGCAAGCTATTTTCTGATGCGGTTAAACAGTCACTCGGGGCGGACGTACCACGTCGAGTTGATAAGTTATGGGAAGCGGCTGCTGCTGTAGGGGCTTGGCACCCAGAAGGTGACGGATATATCCCTAAAGCCGGCGATGGTGTGGTTGTACTTGGTGATGAACACATTGTTATTAGTGACGGGAACGGAGGATATACTGGTGCTAATACAAACGGAGTGGTCGCTAAGCCATCTGTTACCGCAGATTTTGGACAAATCACTGGATATATAGACACAGCTAAGTATGCAGGTGCTGCATCAAGCGCCACTGCTGATTCTGCCGGTAGTGCAGAGAATGCCAAGAAACTAGCTGAGTCTGACCTAACTGCTTCCGTTCGTGCTAAGAATGAAGAGTTGTATCAAAAGCGATTAGCTGAGGCACAACGAAATCAGGCTATCCGTGTTCGTAAGATGAACGAGGATATCAAGAAACTCGATCTCGAACGCACAGGCGACCGCTTGCAATTACTCAAAGCGGAAGCTGAAGCACAAAAGGCGCAGATTGATGATAACGTTCGCGAGTATACAAAAGCCGTAGGCGATAAGGAACTCGCTGAAAAGAAAGCTCAAGCAGAGCGCCTAAAATTGGCTTCTGATACTGAGCAAAAAATCAGAGAGTTGGCTTACACCCAAACGAGTGAAACCGTTGACCACTTAACCAATATGGTTACTCTTGGTCGTTTATCTCGCAGTGATGCTGACGCACTGCTTGCAGAAGAGCTAAAAGCTTATATTGACTACGCACGTAGCGAAGTCAATGAGGCACAGTTAAGCGCTACTCAAAGACTGCAGATTGAAAAGAACCTATTAGAGTCTCAACAGAAACTATGGGAACTCGCAGGTCGTAGTCTTAAAACAAGCTTACAAGAAGCGGCTCGACAATATAAGCAAGAGACTACCAATTATGCTGATTTAGCTAAATCGACTTTTGATAGTACGATGAGTTCTATCAACTCGGCGTGGACAAATAATCTCGAAGCTATGGCAACAGGAACGAAATCATTTAGTAAAGGCATCAAGGACATATTCAAGGATATGACGAACGCCATTATTAAGATGATGATTCAGTTAACGTTCCAACAATACATCATGCCTAAGTTGCAAGGATTATTTGGTGGTGCAGTAAGTGGTATTGGCTCACTAGGTGCTGCAAAAGGGACATCGTCCTTTGCCGGTGGTAGTTCGTTTAGTTCTGCATTTACAGGAAATCGATTCGCTGCCGGAGGAAAAACGAATCCAGGGCTTATGTTAGTTGGTGAAAACGGGCCAGAACTATTACAATCATCGGGATCACATCGTATTTATACTGCAAGTGAAACACGTAGATTGATGGGCGGTACTACAAGTAACAACGTAGTTGTTAATATCGTTAATCAGTCTGGCCAAGAACTCGAAAGCAAGCAACAGAACTCTCGTTTTGATGGTGAGAATTATGTTATCGATGTAGTAGTTCGTGCTATGGAATCAAACAAAGGAGGTATGCGTGACGCCATCAAGGCATCCGCAGTATAACTATGGCAGTATTTCCAGATATTCGATGGCCGATATACCCAATTCAGGAGACTACTCCAGATATTTCGTATAAAGGCCAAGTTGAAAATATGACGCTAATCACCAGGAAGAAGACGACAAAGACCCGGCGGACATATTCCGTAGGGTACAAGTTGCCAACTACAGAGTACCAACGATTGCGCGCATTCTTCGACGATGTCAACTGTTCGGGTGTATTCGACTGGGTACATCCAGAAACACGGGAAACACTAAAAGTGCGATTTGCTGATCAGTTAGACTTTGCGGCGAATGACTACGGAGTGTGGATGGGAACCGTGAAATTACAGGAGGTATAACATGTTACCGCTCTCAACGGCATCGATTTTAGAGAAAAACCAAATATCGGCCACAGGTGTGTGGTTAATGCTGTTAGAAATATCCTATAAAGGGGATACGATTCGTTTGGTATACAATACGGAGAATATCCAATTTCAAGGCAATACCTATATCGCATTTCCATTTACCATTCAAGATGTTACAGAGAATGCGACGGATTTACCTAATATCAAGTTATCCGTGTCTAACGTGACTCGTACAATTCAGCGTATGGCAGAGTCTAATAATGGATTCACTGGAGCCAATGTCATCATTCGTGTAGTAAATACGAACATACCTGATGTGTGCGAGCAAGAGGAGCATTTCGTAATTACAGGAACTCATGCAAATGCTGAATGGATGGAGTTTACACTGGGTACTGACTTTAGCTTTACTCGACGATTCCCATTAATCCGTGTGATGAAGGATTTCTGCCCGTTCAAATTTAAAGGGGTTCAATGTGGATATAAGGGTCACGAAAATCAATGCAATAAAACCCTAGCGCGATGTCGTGAATTGGGGAACAGTACACGATTTGGCGGAGAACCTACTATCCCGCAAGGAGGACTGTATGCATCCAATAAGTGACTTGACTGATATCATAGGCACCCCATTCTCGGAAATGAAATGCTGGGATGTAGTTGTTGAGGTATATCGGCGTAGTGGAATACCACTACCCGAATATACCCAAATCCAAATGGATGAATGGCTCGAGGTTCGTGAGCCAATGCCAGGGAGCGTTTTGGTATTTGCTCTATATGGTAAAAATCTCGATCATGTAGGGGTTTATCTTGGTGAAGGTAAATTTATACACGCTACTGAACACAGCGGCACCTGTATAGAGCATATATCAAAATACGTGCCTCGACTAAAGCACATTTATGAAAGGAAGGAGTAGCAGATGGTTAACGTAATTATTGTAAATAATCCGTTCAAGCCAGAGCAACGGGATACAAAATATTTGCCATTTAAACAGGGCAAGTCTATCAGCTATTACTTCAGTGCACCTGGTGAATGGGCGTACTCAGTAAATGGACATGAAGCAGCGCCGGATACAGTTGTGAACGATGAAGACTACATTGTAGTAATGCCCCGAGTTGAGGGTAAATTCTTTGGCGTTCTTCTATCAATAGGGATGGCCGTATTTACCGGTGGTATTGCTTCGGGTGCTATCTTTGGTATCCAAAGCTTGATTTGGCGGTCAGTTATCGCTATGGCGGTAGGGATGATAGGTAATGCTATCATTTCAAAGTTAACTGCTCCTAAGGTTGACCGTTCGAATTCCGAACAGTCAAATACATATGGCTGGGGAGGTACCGAAACTGTTACTGGACAGGGCTACCCTTTAGCCGTGACGTATGGCCGGATGAAAAGCGCTGGGTTATTATTATCCCGCCATGTAATTAGTGATGGTGAAAAGCAATATCTTAACCTTTTATATTGTGCAGGTGAGGGCGAATTATCAAAAATAGAAGATATTCGTATAAACGCTAACCCAATCAGTAATTATAAGGATGTGCAGGTGGATATCAGAAAAGGCACAAATGAACAAACAGTTATCCCAAATTTCAATGATAACTTTGCGGATCAATCCCTAAACTATGAATTGACTGAATCATGGAATACACAACAGGTACAAGGCGATGCGTGTGACGCGATAGAGTTAACCGTTGGATTCCCAAACGGATTATATTATTCAAATGATAGCGGCGGCGCTGACCGTACGTCTGTCACTTTGAAAGCAGAAATTCGTAAGGTAGGCGATGAGTCCTGGCAGGCATTACCTTTAGCAAATCAAAAAGGTATGGCTGGTCATATTAAGCGCCGCGATGCGTGGAACTTTATCAAGTCGGATAATAGCGTGACGAATACATCTGATTACGCAGGACGAATTGAAGAGGCGACAAATAATGCGTTTTATCGTGTATTTCGCTTTGACAATCTCGAAAAGGCGCGTTATGAAATCCGCATGCGCTGCAGTGCGAAAGATGGGAAAAGCCTGCGCCATGTCAATAAGGTCTACTGGGTGCAGCTAACCCAAATTATTTATGACGATTTCGTGCATCCGGGAAAAGCCCTCATTGGAATTAAGGCCTTGGCTACATCCCAGTTAAGCGGCACCGATCCAAAAGTGACATGGATTCAAGAGCGCTCAGAGGTATATGCATTCAATCCGTACATCAATAAGTATGAAGCACAACCAGCTGATAACCCGGCTTGGGCTGCTTATGATTTAATCCACATCTGTCGTAAGATTGGCGGTGAATATATTGTATTTGGACAGCCCCATATGCGCCTTGACTATAACGCATTTAAGGCATGGGCAGATAAGTGCAAAACAAATGGGTTTACATTCAACTATATATACGACACCGCTATGCGATTATGGGATGCGTTAAAGTATCCAGAAGCAGTAGGTCGAGGGAAAGTAATTCCTGTAGGAACCAGGTTCACATGTGTTAGCGATTATCAATCTACACCGGTACAGTTGTTTACTGTAGCCAATATAAAGCACGGCAGTTTTACTGAAGAGTTTCAAGGTGTGGAGGCTAGGGCTAACTCTGTTGAAATATCGTTCCTTAACAAGGATAAGGATTATGAGCGAGACGTCATTCCAGTATATGGGGATACTTACGACGAGTCGGATACGCTAACAAATCCGGCACAAGTTGAACTCATGGGGTGTACTAGTCTTGAGCAGGCCTATAAACACGGTAAGCATTTCTTGCGATGCAATAAATATGAAATACGTACTGTGACAATAGAGGCGTTTACGGATGCCATAGCGTGTACGGTAGGAGACATCATTCTAATTCAGCACGACATACCTGAATGGGGCGAGGGCGGTCGTGTGGTTGCGGTAAGTGGCCAGACGATTACACTTGACAAGGAAGTGTCGGTACAACCAGGGAAGAATTATCAGTTGCTAATTCGTAGCAACGCTACGGATATTGTCTCTACGTTTAACGTAGTAAATGTATCAGGTCTCAATGTGATTGTTAAAGAGGCTATACCAGTGCAGCCTGATGCGGTATATGCATTCGGAGAGATTTCTAAATCGGCTAAGCCATTTCGTGTGTTGGCTATTACAAAGACACTATCAGAAATGACCCGTAAGATCCAATGCATGGAGTATTATCCAGAACTTTACGTATCGGATGATGGCACGGTGCCAAGTATTGATTATACGAATCACGGTGCATCTGATATTCAATCAGTAGGGTTAGTGAGCGATGTCTATGGTGCTAATGGAATCATGTATTCACGCATAGGTGTAGCGTGGCAGTTACCTCGTGATGGAAAAGTCTCAAACGTAGTCGTGAATTACCGAAATGTAAAAAGCGATACGTGGACATATATTGGAAACTACCCAGCATCCACAAACGCTACCACGATATCTGATGTGCTACTAGGTGCCACCTATGAAGTACGCGTGCAGGCAATTAATGAGTTAGGCCAGCTGACTACTGGCGTGACAAAATCCATAGCTATACCTAAAATGCAAGCACCGGAGGATGTGCAAAATTTGCACGTACTCAGTCGATACAATCAGACTGCAGATAAAAGTGTTTACTATGACTTACAAGTGCTATTTGACCCGCCTAGTAATCCCGCCAACTTCGATGTGGCGGAGGTTTGGTATCTCTTAAAGTCGAAGAGCGGAAAGCCTGTACCGGGGCAAGAATGGCAGTATGCTGGCAGTAGTAATAGTCAGGTTATTATCAAATCATTAGGTCCAGGTGAGGAGTATAGAATCAAAGCGATTTCGGTTGACCGATTTGGTAACCGGGCAGAAACAGCTCAAATGGTTGATGTGATAGTCAAACCGATGGATGCGATACCCGATATGCCTAGCAACTTCGGTATTACTTTCGGTAGAAATGCCACCGCATCATGGAATGAGGTGCTTAATGCTGACGTCGACTATTACGAATTACGTACCGATAATGATCCTGGTAAAGATACGAATGCTTTATTGGCAAGAGTTAAAGGTACTTCTGCTGTACTTACTTTAACTAAACGAGCAGATACTGTTTATCTATATGCTCGCAGTACGTTGGGCAAATACTCGACTGCAGCAACATATGAGTATAACGTTCCACAGTTGGCCGCACCTGAGCTCGTAGTAAAAAACCAGTTAGGGGGATTCAATCTTTACTTCTCAACTAAGCCCGCACAAGCATATGCAATCAGATGCCACGTGATCGGAGATGAACGCACCGATGATTTTGAAACTACTAGCACCATGCTGACATATTCGAACTCAGCCGGAATATACCGGATACGTTGCTCGTTTGTGGATGTGTTCGGAGATGGACTCGTTAACGAGAAGCAAGTCGTGATTAAGACACAAATTGATGCT